AGGCAAAAACAAAATGGATGCCTCCTGTAAAATACAGAGAAGCATCCATGATGTCCGCCTAACTTATAAATATGTGTCCAGAATTCTGGGTACATATCACTCTCTGGTAAAGAATAGGCGGCTAAATCTTAGCTAAACATATTTGCCAGGACGGGGAACCTTGACTTCCCTTACTGGCTGTCTTGATAAGTATATTATATGCCAGCTTCAGGAATTTGTCAATTTTCCGTTGCAAATCACCCATATCTCTTACTATCCCTATCTTCTTCTTATACCGCTTCGAGGTATGCCAAATCTTTCACCGCTTCAAGTCGTTTCTTACAATCCCTGTATATTCCCTGATAATGTTTTCCTTGCATAATTCCCAGATCAACCTCATGCAAAATGATATTTTCCATTAAAGACAAGTTATTAAGCTGCATCACCGTAGCTTCGTCCCTTTTATTGATTCCAGCCATTTTATTTGCCAGTCTGGAATAAGTCATGTAAAGCATTTCTGCATGGCTGCTGCCCTGTCCCTTTGCATACTCAACAAGTTTCTGGATTGTATCGGTTTCTGCTTTTCGAGTAAGCTTTCCTGCTTTCCGGGTTTCAATCCACATCTGAGTAGATTTCTCACGGATAAAGTTCTCCATCTGATTAAATGCCCGGATATACTGCAATTTCCATTCAAGAGCTTCTTTCCCGGTAAAACCCATTACCAACAATGAAAAGCCATCTCTCGTCATTAAAAACATAGGATATCGTTTTCCACGATTCTCGTAAGTTGATTCGAAGAAAAATTTCGCTCCACCATTTTGGACACCTCTTTTTCCTATCAACTCTCCATACATTCTTCTTATTTCGGCTATCAGCTTGTCATGCCTCTTTCCAAACTTCTCAGCTACATGCAAGCTATCACACACTGCTTCATCGTTCTTTAAATACACAAGTTCATTCATACTGCACGCCTTTCTTTAGCTATATCCAAAAATACCATCTTATTCCATCAATTTATTAATTTCTCGCCGCTTCCTCGCCGCTTCGATCAAATATATCGACTGTTAATCGACAGTTCACAAGCACTCCCGGTTCTCGCCGCCTTTTTTACCATTCTTCACGGCTTCCTCACGGCTTCATTCTCAACAACGCTCCTTAAAATAGTGAAAAACTCCTTGAACCGTAGGTTCGGCAGCAGGATTTTTATTAACTACCAACATCACCGCTTCTACTGTTTTATCGGCTCATTTAGCCTTTTTACTTGCTCTCCCTTACAACCTTACCTCAAGCACTTTGAAATCGTTTCTTGCCCTGTTTTATCCTTGTGTTGCTGTATTTTCAGACCTGTTCTGTCTTAGTCGCTCTCCCATCTGCTGCCGCTGTTCCTCTGTGTACTGCCTAGGCGGAGAAATCCGAAGCCAGGATACCGGAACATGAGCGCAAATACTTCCGTCCTCGTTATCCGCAATGATCCGGCAATCTTCTGGGTGCTTCTCTGCCAGTCTGCGGATTGCAGATTTATACCGACCCTGTGAGAATGATAAAGTTGCTCTGGTACCGTTGGTCATAAATTCAATTACATTTTCGTTACAGCCATCCATAAAAACCTCCTTTTCGTTTTGTTCGATAATATTTACAGTCTTATTTTTCGGGGTTCGCTCAGGCTTCGTTCTAACGCATTTTACTCTTTTAGGGACTCCGAAATCTCCGAATATCTACGTGCGCGTAATCGTGTCATTAAATTCCCATGCTCCCAGTATTTTTGTCTAAGAATCCATCAATTTGTAATCATCTTTAATATCATCAGGTAATCCCTTAAAAAGAAAATTCTGAGGCATTCTTCGCAGTACTCCAACAATTTCAAATCGCTGTTCACTCTCCAGCATAGCTTTTATTTCTGGAAATTCTTCTTTGTTTTTTCTGTACCAGACTTTTTGTTGTTCTGGTGTATACCTAGGATCATCACAAGAAAACAGGAAAAGCCATTCTATGCATAAACTCATTGTGAATTGAACATGAATGCCACATTCATAGTAATACTGAGCTATTGCAAGTGCATTATGAAATGTAGTTGTTATTTTTTCTTCCTCCTGATAAGTTCCTTCCGGGAAATATTTAACTCTGCACTCATTCTTCATGAAGCTCCAGGGAGCAACGTACAAAAACGGAGCATGATCCGCCTGCACTTTCATTACCATCTGAGCTCTTTGGTATAAAGCATCAAGCCTTTTAATCAACGGACTTCCCATAATTCACCACCGCCTTTAAATATGCAAATTCTTTGTCTGTTTCTTCTTCCCATTATGCCCCTGTGATTTCTTTCTGGCATTTTCCCTCTTGCAAGCTCTCAGCCACTGGTGCAACTCCGGCACGCTTGTAGCTCTTATCGTTACACGTTTATTTCTTCTCGGCATTTAATACTCCTTCCTCTGGCAAACGTGGAATATTAAGAATGATGGTCGTTACAACGCTATGCTTCTGCTGAAATTCAGCCAATTTCTTCTCATTGTAAATACCATCTTCGCCCAATATTGTATAAAGTCTTTCCTTTCCGGGAACAGGCTTTACCATGATCAAGTGAATAGTATCTGCTTTCTTTTGCAATAGCATAGCCCGTTCTTCTGCTTGCTTTAATCTTGCTTGTATATTCATTATGTCCGCCTCTTCTGTGATTTCTGTTCCTGTTCTACTTGTGACATCAATTCTTCCATAGCTTTCAGACGTTCAATCACATCTACATTCTTTGTCCACTGAGAGCACTGTGACAATGCTGCATTAGCCGCGTTCACTCTGATCTGTGCCGGCACTTCCGTATCAGTGGCCGTATTAACCAACACTGCTGCACATTCTCCAAGTTTTCCCTGCAGGTATGCAATCGCTCCTGTTACGGCCTCGTTTCTTGCCTCAGAATACTTACGCTGGAAGCTGTCTGAATGAATCACAGTATAAATTGTAGGTCTGGGAATCTTCGTCTTTTTGGATATCTCACTTATATTTGGACACGTTAAAAATGCCTGTACTAAGATGTCCTCGCGCGCCTCTGCTGATATACCTTTTGCCATAGTAATCACCCCTAACTAATCAATGATATTTTTCAATACATAAAAACAGACAGTTTTGACAGGTTCTATTCCAACCTTTAGAACGGATATCTATTACATGCCTTTAATGCCTCCCGGAACACAGCCAGCGTTTTCTTCCGGTATGCATAGAAATCTTTACGATCAAGTGGAACAAAGTTCTTTTTATTCATCTTGTCATAGCTCATTCCAATTACGATACAACAATAAAGTTCATCACAAACGTTCGGATACACTTCTGCTGCGCACTGTAACAACAATATCTTGTCCCTCATTTCAAGCTTTCGACAAAACTCATTAAATTTCTTATCTTCTTCCTCTGAAAATCCATAATCTTCATAAGTTGCTTCCCTCGTAAGCATTTTTCTTCCTCCCTGTGTTCTCCCTGCCACACTTTTTAGCATGACAGGGAATTGCTTTATGCTAATTCAAATGGGTTTCTTCCTGTGCGGTCCTGACTGAGCTTTGCTTCTTTGATAATTTCATCAAAGACTGTTTTACGATTGATCTGAGCTGTAAACCTGTAATTCCCACTGCTGTTCCGTCCACCAGATTCCTCGCGAACAATCTTTCTGAGTAACGCTTCCGGTGTCTCAATATTATTGCCCTGCTTCTGGTCTCCAAGGACTGCAAGAAACTCACTTCTTGGTGGAATAACTGCACCTTTTGCCAGATATGGAATAGTCGGTACTCTTGGCAAACGTATATTGTAATAGCCCCATCTCCGGTTACCTGTAGGACCCGTTACATCATAAGAAAAACTGAATGCACTCTCTATTCCAGACAAAGCACTGTTGATATTTCCTATCGTGCTGTTCACTTTTCCAACAACGTTGTTCAATGTCCTTGTGATTCCACTGGTTGCATTTGAAATTCCATTTGCCAGATTGTTTCCCATCCTTGTTCCGATAGACTTCATCTCTCGTGCCAGCCCCTCCAGGCTTCTTTCTGTATTCCGGATCATCTCAGAAATTATCTGTGCAATACGTTCACCGGCCCATTTCCATTTATTGGTCATGGTATTGTACTGACCGGAGAAATGACTATCTACTGTCTTCTGCATCTCTCCAAGCTTCAGATTTGCATGCTGCTTCATCTGATCAAGGTTCTTATCCACCTCCGCTGCTGAATTGCCCCAGTTTGTCACTGTCGCTGTACTCACACCGCCGGAAGCGTCCTCTGCTGCTTTCTGGAGTCCTGCCAGATTCGTTTCTGCATCTGTCTTCATCTTTCCGGTAGAAGTCGTTACAGTCTGCTGCGCACCAACAATATTTTTATCTACGCTGGTCTTTGTTGCCTGTACAGCATTTGGGAATACCTCTGAAAAAATCCTTGCAGCCGTCTCAGTATTTCCACCCATATTCTTAACTGCTGCCATGACGTTGTTATATGCATCCTGTGCAGTACCACCAGAATCCACTGTTCTTTCCAGTGCGTTCAATAACTGTCCCTGTTCATCTGTTCCGAGGTGCATCTGATTTGTTAGATTTCCAATGACAAGTTTCAGATCATCGTAAGATTTCTGAGCACTCTGACTTCCAAGATTAATCTGACTTGCCATGTTGGTTGTATCACTGCCGAGTGTTTTAATGGATTCTGACAGGATATCAAACATATCATCTGTAATGAGCCCCTTCTGTCTCAATGTCTCGAATGCCTGTGTTGCCTGCTCAGATGTCACACCCATTTCACCCAGCTTATCAATAAGTTTCTGCGTTGCACTGGATTTTTCCTCAGCAGTCATTCCCTCTTTCTCAAGAGACTCTTTCAGATTCCAGATTTCTGTTGCGGAGCCGGATATGATATCCCCACGCCGCTGTAATGTCTGGATGAAATTATCCATAGTATTTCCAAATGTACCACCAACACCATTACCGCCCTGCATGGTCTCTACCATTTTGGCAATCTCAGAAGTAGCTGCGGCCGCCGCAACACCTACACCGGCAATTAGCCCTGCAGTGCCTACCAGTGGGGTAATAGCTGATGCAAGGGAAGTAAAGCTTCCTGCCGCACCTTTTACTGCATTGCCTAAAAGAGTAGTCAGATTACCGGACAATTCTCCGATTGCTTCGGATCCGATCAGTTTCTTTCCGATTGCCTTTAGTAGTAATTTTACGAGGTCACTGATTCCCGTTATATCTGCAATCTTCACTGCAATAAACGCTTTACCAAGAAAAGCAGCTATCTTACCGGCTGTTCCGCTCGCCTCCATGCCATCAAACAGGCCTCCAAGCGATTTGACAACAGCTTTTATCACCTGCTTCAGGTGTCCAAGCCAGTCAACTTGTGTCAGCATATCTCCGACACCTTTTCCAAAAGCCTCCCAGTCTGTCTTTTCTGCCATATCCACTAGGGATCCGCACAGATTGTCCAGAAAGGTTTCCAACTTACGTCCATTCGCTTTCCAGTCAAATTCCGATACAAAGGTATTGATACCACCGGCAATGTTATTTACCAGCTCTGACCAGTCAAAACGCTCTGTAAAGCTGTACAATGATGTGAATGCACCATTTAATCCAGTTGCCAGTGTATCTCCGATTTCCGAAAGAGAAAATCTTGATACAGCACCATTCAATCCATCCGCAACAGCCTGTCCGATTTCCTTATACGGAAGGTTGTGGACCATTCCGTTAAAGATATTCCAGGCAATCATGAACCTGTTTCCTATGAGCTGTCCAAGATTGTTCCAGTTGACTTCCCGAACAAAGCCGGCGATTCCGGTTGCAAATTTCTTACCAAGGTTTTTCCAGTCAATTCCTGTAATTAAAAGATTCAGGGTATTTACAATCGTATTAATGCCGGCGCCAACAGTCCGCCCCATCAAATCCCAGTCAATGTGATCTACCAGGCTGTTGAATGTTCTGGTAAACGCATTACAGAATTTCGTTATTTTGGGTCCAACCTTTTTCCAGTTGATAGCATCATAGACTTTTTGAAGTCCTTTATTGATTCCGCTGGCTATATAAGCTCCAAGACCTTCCCAGTCTTCAGCTTTAATAAGCTTCTTGATCTTGTCTGCAATCCCTTTAATACTGTTTGCAATCGGAACCGTTCCAAACATCTGTCCCGGTGTAGGTGCTTTGTATCCACCGGAATCATCTGTTCCTGCACTCCCACTGGTTGAAGCTTTGTGCACCTCATCCAACGAAGAAAGATAGCTTTTTGTCTGCTTCGATGCCTTTTTCGCATTCTTCGAGGTCTTATCAAGACTTGCAGCATAATCTTCCTGAACACCAACCGCTTTTACAAAAGTATCCTGTCCGGTCAGTGCCGCAACGAACATTCCCACATAAGTAATTGCCCTGGAAATCATATCAATAAATCTTGACATGATCGGAGCTACCGCGGTGAGAACAGGTGCAAAGGCTGTAGCAAATGAGTTTTTCAGCCTCGTCATGCTGGACATTAAAGAGGAGATTGCTGAATTGGTACTGTTAGAATACTGTGCCAGATTTTCAAATCCGGTCTTTACGCCATCACTGACAGCACTTATCGCCCGGAATACCCCTGAAAACAGCAACGACATTCCCAGCATTCGGGAAAGACTCATTCTCGACCGATTTGTCTGTTTGTTCAGATTAAACATGTTCTCCACAGCTTTTTTCATCGCTGAGACCATGCTCTTAATCGAGGAACCGGCACTTCTCAATGCTGAGCCCATATTCTTCACAACCATACCTACACGTGCAGCGGCTTTCTGAAGATTCTGCATTACCTGTGTAAGCTGACTATTTTTCTGTCGGTATTCATTAACCTTATTTTTTAGATTATTGTACGATGAATACAGTCTTCCGTTTATGCGTTCCAGCTTCTGCGATTCCGTATTATACTTCTCGGCTGTACCCTTATACGCATCTGTTGATGTAGGATTCACATAGGCCCTTCCAGTTGCCTGCATCTCTTTCTGTTTCCGCTGTAACCGGTCAATATCTGCCCAGATACCATCCATCTGTTTGTCAAGTTCCTTAAGCGGTGCAGAGTCTATCGAAAAGCCCATGTCCAGCCATTCACGCTGTTTCGCTTCTATCTTTTCAAACTCATCTTCCAGAGTTTTCATATCGTCTTTGAGCTTTTTATATTCTTCTGTCTCGATCTTGACCTTGCTCAGTTCTTCCAGCTTCGATTTCAACTCTGACACTTTACGTTCCTGCTTCTCGTAGTTCTGATACAGGTCTGTTATCGCTGTTATCTGCCTCTGGAAAGAACTTTTTGCTGAATCGCCCATCTTCGATACCTGTGCGGATATTCTGGTCATTCCAGCCTTCACAGCATTCATTCCTTTCGACACGCCGCCGGTATCTATTCTGGTATCAATGATAATTGAACCATCTGCCATGTTATATCTGCCTCCAAACTATTTGAGGTTCGGGCACTGAATCCTGTTTCCAATGCCGTTATATGTTCAGGACCATCCCGTTACCAGGACAGCCCTGTTATGTAACTACGCTTCGGCCACTTCTTTCTTTGCGTATTTGTCAGTATACTTTTTTATCCTTTTCTGCTGCGCCTTTTCTCTGGCATCCAGTTCTTTTTCGATGATTCCACCAATTACAGTGATAATCTGTTCTGCGAACATTTCCCCGCTGTCGAGAATGGTAAACGGACTGGTAATCTTGAAGAAACTCTCTGATACAGGAGCACCAAACAACAGATCAATCTTCTCCCCGGCTTCCTTTTCCAGATCTGGAAGAATCTCCTCGAAATCTTTGTCCTTGATTTTGTCATTGATTCCAGTAAAAAACGCTGCGGCTTCTTTATACCTCTTTAAAATACCTGCATCTGAAGGAATAAATCTGAACACGCCCAGATCATTTCCGTCTTGATCAGCAATCTGGTATGTCTTCGCACCGGTCTGAATTATTACCTTTTCCATTAATCCTCATCCTCACTTTCCTGTTCTTCTGCTTTCAGCTGTTCTTCCAGCTCGTTAAGTTCCTTGATATTATCCATGCATTCAATTGCTTTATCCGCTGTAGCTTTCATGGAATTACGTACCTCATCGCTCTGCACGAAGTCCGCATAAAGTTCTCCAATGTTCCCAACCGCATTAGCCAGAGAGCTAAACACGCCCTTCTGCAATCGCATTCTTTCCCTGTGCAAGTGTTTCTGATCTGAAATCTGCTTCTTTCTTCCCATGTCATTTTCCTCCATTTTGTCCGTCATAAATAGCCGCCAGCTCACATACAATCACAAATAACAAAAGTGCAATAACTACCAACAAAACCACCTCCGAAACAATGAAATGTTACCTGTTACATATATTTTACCATCAAACCTGACCACAGTTGTGGTACATGTTTGCCCCATCTTGCACCGTTCAGCCTAGCATGATATGATGCATCACAAGGGTGACCGCCCTCATTACTCTTTCATACTGGCAGCAGGATTACTTCTTTTGGATTTTGTTTCTAGATCCCTGACAACAGCACAAAGAAGGTCCTCACACAACCGAGAATGATGATAATTCTTCCGTAACACTTCTAATTCTTTCATCATTCCCTGCCAGTATGCATCGTCTTCAGGTCTGCCCGGAGGATACAGCTTTTTGTATAACCTCCAGCAGTCCGCGAAGATGTCATATATCTGCTTTAATTCTTCTTTATCGTTCACTGGTTACTCCTCCGGCATGATATAGACTCTTTCTTTATCTTCATTCTTTTTTAACATATCCTCTGCAATTTCCTTTGCACGTTCCTCATTTTTATATGTGCCCATAACTTTAAAAGAATTTGACACAAATCCTCCATACACGATCGCTGCTTTTATCTGAGCATCGTCATAAGGTGTAAGTAATATTTGTATTCTTCCGGAATTAAAATCAGTAACCTCGCTTAAATTCTGCATTAAAATTTTCATGTTCATTATCCTTTCCGGCGGTAAGCCGCCTATAAAATCCATTACAAAATCCAACTACAGACTACAACTACAATCGTTCCAAAAAGTTTAAAGTTTTCTTTATATACCCTTATATCCCTATATTATTATCTTTTATATATTTCTTTTTATAGAATGTAGTTTTTGTAGTTATTGTAGAAAAGCCCATAAATGCTGGGGTTGAGCTGACTACATTCTAACTACAAAGTTGACTACATTCTTTCAAAATCGCCTACTCGAACGGTATTTCCATTTGTTCTTGTTTAGGAACTGGCACAAAGTCAGAAGAGTTTGTAGTTTTTTCCGGTTCAGTTTGTAGTAACATCTTCTGGAACCCTCTCTGACTTCCATACTTAGGAAATTTGCGTGGAGTTTTCATTCTTTGCCATCCTGGTACCTTTGCAATAATACTGTTTATTTCCGATGTCTGATAACTTTTTGGAGAAATGCTTTCTTCCAATGCTTCAAACCATATTTCTCTTGCACACACCTGAGTTTTTCCTTCCAAGTAGTCCAGAATAATTCCACGCTTGCCATCATCTGCCATATTTGCCTCTTGAAGCTCTTTAGCCTGTTGCATACAGTTTTCCGGAAGTATCAACTGTGGATCTTCGTTTTTCCAAATATGCACTGCTTCCGCCCATGCCTGTTTTATATCGTCCATAGCTTCTGGTATAAAAAGGCTCTTAAATGGTTTTGTAACGCCTGTGTGAATAATAAGAAAACGCCTGTTTCCTGTTTCATCCTGCAAGAAATCATCTTTATTAGTTGTCCCGGCGAATACACACTGCCTGTAAAATGTATCAGCCCTACGCTCATAAGGGATTCTGTATTTGTCCTGTGTGGCTGTCAGGAATCGCTTTACACTCTCCACACCGCCCGCCGTCCTTGCCAATGATTTAAGCTCTGCAAGCTCAATTATCCATGAGCCTGTAAGGGACTGTACCGCTTTATCTGAATCCAAACTATCCAACGAATCATTGAACCAGGAATCGTCCAAAGCCATCAATTTCAGAAACGTACTCTTGCCAATGCCTTGTGAACCCTGTAAAATAATCGTATAATCAAATTTATTTCCAGGTTTATACACTCTTGAAACAGCACCCAGCATCCAAAGGCGCATAACCTGATATGTATAATCAGAATCCTCTGCACCCAGATACTCCGGTAATAGTTTTCGTATATGTACTTCTCCATCCCATGTAAGGGCATCCAGCAATTCTCTTACCGGATGGAACTTATTACGCATAGAAACATTTTTCAACGCATCTGCAAAGTCCTGTCGGCTTTTAAGCCCATAATCAACCTGTATCAGTGAAAATAGGGCTGAATCATCATGACTGCTCCATGCTCTGCAATTATTCTCATTTTCCCATGGTACGCTACCATATAGGTAAGGTTGTTGTGCAAACTCATTAAGGCGGATTTTTCCGCCGAAACGACTGTCTTTATCCATAACGACTTCAAAATTATGTACAAGCTGTTTTACGCTTTTTACATTTCCATCTTCATCATAGTTACAGTCGAGGAATTTAAAGACTAATGCTGGACCTCCAGCTACTTCGTCCTTGCTTTTTTGTGTTACGGCTCGTTTTTTGCCTACATCCTGCTTCTGATCTTGCTGAACTTCTGCACAAATGCTTTCTGTATCATCACCTGTTTTTATTAAATTTTTAAATTCTTCAACAGTATGTCCCGCTTCAAAATAATCGGTTATATCTGCTTTTGGCGTATTTGGCATTGGAACAATTATCTTAATGCTCTTGACTACGCCCTTTAGGTCTTTTACAACAGTAGATGCCAGTTTTCCCCCCGGCTTATCATTATCAGCTAGAACAATTACATTCGCATTTTGAAAAAGAATAGAAGCATCTGACTTCCAGTCTCCTGATCCGCCGCAGGTAACTGCTGTATATCCCTTTTCCATCAGCGTATTTACATCTTTTTCACCTTCCGTATAAAAGATTGTCTCCTGACGATCTATCGCTTCCTGAATTGCAAAAACAGAACTACCATAAATGGCAAAAGTATCCTTTGCTTTCTTCTCTAACTTGCATTTGATATAATCACCATTAAGCGTTCCATAAATCAGGGTCTTGTCCCATATCAAAACCTCATCGCCATTATCATCTTTTTTCTTTATCTGGTGCATTACCCGCACTTTAGTGAATGCATAGCCTAAATATTCCCCTTTGAGACTAATCAAAGAGTAGTTATAATGCTCAATATATCGACATTTTTTCTTCTCTTCCAAATAGTTAATCCATCGCGGACGAGATGACTCTTCATCTTTATTTTCTACATCTCTAATTTGAAAAAAATTGACAATCTCATCAAGCGATTCTTTGAAATCTATTCCTTCAATATGTGAAACCAATTTGAAGATATCACCGCCAACATTTCTCCCAAAATCATTGAATGACTGAGTGTCTGTATACAACTGAATGCTCGCAGTTCGTTCTCCCGGATACTTGTACTTCCCGTCCTGTTTTTCCAAATGCAGCAAAGACTCTGCAACATCACGGATGGATACCTGTTCCTTTATCTTCTGGAGATCACTCAAATTCATCACTCTCCAGTTCTTCCAGTAAACTTCTCGCGCTCTCCAAAATCCTCAAAGTATTCTCTCCTCGATTCTTAAGTGTACGAATAAACTTTCGGATTTCCATTGTGTCTCCTGCTGCGGGAAGATAATAACCTCCAGGCGGAGTTGTGTTTGATAATATGACTTTGCCAGCCTTGCGTTCTGCTTCGATCTGTTTTTGAAGCATTCGAACACTGGAAAAGTGACATTTTACAGTAAGGTACTCCGGTGTCAGTGCGTTTTCTTTCCCCGGCAACAGGTTTTCGTATACTCCCATAGAATCACCACCTTATTCAGAAATTTCGTCCAGATATTTTCTGATTTTTGCTACATTCCACAAAACGCGTCTTCCTACATAAATCTTTGCTCCTGCTGCCACTCCAATTTCTGTTGCAGTTTTAATACCTGCGTGCGTTAATGCCTGAAGCCCTGCGGTATCGACTGTTAAATCATTAAATGATACATTGTGTTCGTTTGTTTTTATCATGCTTTCACCTCGTGTTCACTTCGTCTTATCAACTGTTTGCTGTTTACAAGTCTAATTGTATCTGATATGATATAGGTAAACAATTACCTATTTACTACTCATTGTTGGAGGAATATTGAATGAAAATAAGTAATAATATACCTATAATCGAGCATAAAGATGTAATAAACACATTTACTAAAAATCTGAAAAAGAAACGTAAAGAAAAAGGATTTACACAAAGACAGTTGGCAGATATACTTGATGTAACACTTAAAACATACAGATCTTGGGAAAAAAACACCTTACCCAAAACATTAGAACTAATTAACTTATCAACAATTCTCGACTGTGATGTAGACTTTTTATTGGGTAGACTACAATCTGATACTCATTTTCAGGCATATATAGATAAAACTTATGCGCTCTCTCCTGATGCTTTTCAAAAATTAAGCATATTAAATATGTATCAAATTAGAAAAGAAAATTCCACATATAGAGAAATTGCCACTGACTGGAATATAATATTGGATTACCTTATAACAACTGAAAACGGTAATTTACTATTAGATCAAATCAGACAATATGCAACCTCTTGCAATACTAATATTTCAAATAGTTATTGTTATCATGCACTCCTTACTGGTAAAGAAAAACATGGGCGTAATACAATCAAAGATTTAAATTCTTTATCTGCGATTCTTAAATCTCTCGATGAATTGCAAATATATATGTCTAATCTCAATGTAGAAAAATATCGAGCTAAATTTTACGATTTAAAAGCAGCATTCCTTGAAACAGAGAATATTCCAAATAATAAAGCACCCAATACCTCTCCTGATTCCCCTTAAGTAGATCCGGTTATTTACCCTGTCTGCTTAAGAGGCATCATGTCATAGGTATTGAGTGCTTTTATTATTTTTTATTACATAGAAAACCTAATTCCAAGAAACCAACTTCACAATATTACAACTGTTAATTATTTATCTTTTCTATCATTAGTTGGAATCAAAGGAGGTAAAATTAAAGGTACCTGTCCAAAAGAAGCCGTTATTTGAGCAATCATAAGTGTAATTCGACTCATTAGTTCATTAATAATAAAATCTCCGTTTTCCCTAAACTCTTCCGCAAGATTAATTTCACTCCAATCAAATGCCTTTATCTTGTCTTCTTTAAAATAGAGATTAGCACCAAATGCAATTTTCATAGAAAATATACTTGTAGGTTCAAATTCTAAAGCCCTTGTCACAACAAGTTTTATTCCTTGATTTTCAATTACTTGAGCGTTAATATTATCAGTACAATTTAAAGAACAATCTGCAACAACATCTGTCCCTAATCTAGAATACGATATATCTTCCAAAAAAATATCATGTTGATTTTCAAAATATTCAGAAAAATTATTAATCATTTTTTCTCCTCTTATTGCCTATATTCCATGTTTATATTTTTTGTACCATTCAACCTGTTTGGTAAACCCGATATAGATACCCCCATTGTAATTCCATTCAAAACAGCACCTGCATAATTACGATTATATTCATTTAATAATTTAGAAACTGCCTCTTTTATAACTACCTCATTTTGCATACCTTCATTTAAATACGCTTGAATAGCATTTTCTACCGTTTGATTTAAAGATTCTCCATTTTTAAATGCAACCATGGCTAATTTTCTATGTAATGACGGTCTAATTCTAACATTGAATGTTCCTTTATATTCTTTATCCGGCTCTTTTCCCACTTCTTCACAAAATGCCAAATAATCATCAACAGCATTTTGAAACTCTTTTTCAATCATTTGGGCATCTGTGCTTTCAAAATCAACATAATCATTAATTCCTTCTATTTTTCCTCTTAACACACATGCATCTGAATCAAATTCAATCTTTGTATGATAACCTTTATATTCCAAAACACTATTTTTCATCACAGTTCCCCCATTTCATGTAAATAGGCCACTAAACTTTTTACCGCTCCAATATCCATTACATCTCCTGGATGCGGTTTATGTAATAAAATGACTCTTTTATCATTTTCTCGATAAAATGCTACTCGAGATCCTGATGTTCTTCCTTTGTTTTTCTCTTCAAAGCCTAATTGTCTTAATAAGTTCTTTGCCTCTGTATAAGTATAATCCTTAGGCTTACTTAATATTCTTCCTTTTAATTTTTCCAATCGGCTCATTAATTTTAGCGCCACCTCTTTTTTGCAACTGTTCTATAGTTGCATTATACTTTTATTTTCATACCATGTCAATACATTTAACTTTATAAATAATAGGTCACCATCTATCAAAACTTATCGAATGTCAGGTATAAAACAAGTACTACTTTTATATGCTCTTTAAAATGGATCTAACATTCCGGCTTGCTCTCACTGGGGTAAAAACAGGGTTATATTTTCCATAGAAAACGCCCCGTATTTCTACAGGACGCTTTTCTAAAATATACGTAACCAGCATTTCAAGCGTGAAAAAATCCGTTCCTGATTGACGATATCGATGTACTTCTACTCGTTATCTTCAATTATATTAAAGTCTATTTTTCCAAACGGATATACTGTAATCTTATCTAATCGCGCATACAATTCTACATTTCTAAAATCATAGGAAATATCTATGTCACCTAATATAATACTCACTAATTTCACAAAATCATTTCCAACATCCATAGCTCCGTATAATTCTGCTTTATACCTTTTTCTCTATCAAATTTATCAAATTCTTCTTTTCTAAATATAAGTTTCTCTGTCATTAACTCCTAATTATTTCTTTTTATGCCATTATTCAAAATATCTCTCACATTGTCTATAGCACTAGTTTGAAATTGAATCTCTTCAATCTCCAAAATATTTTTTTCATATTTACATGAAGTTAAAGTATTTTGTGTACAAATATTATCTCTTCCCAAATTAAATTTCATCATACTCTACTTTTCTTTTCATCATACTTCCAATTCTGCTATAACACAATAGATTATAATTCGACATTTTTCGACACATCAAAGCCGCGCTTTCATGCAAAAAGAGCCGGAACCTGTTACAGCTCCAGCCCTTCACTCTAATCTTCATAATGCCCTTTGCCTTCTGAGAATTAAGCAATTCCTCTATCTACCATATCCAGATACTCTGCGTTCCGTGCAATCTTTTTTAACTGATCATCTCTTTCAATGTTCATGGTTGACAACACATTTTTAATATCAAACTGCATAATCAATCCGAACCTCCTTTATTGGTGCAATGAATTCATCTACATCATAATTCAAATTCTGAAGAATCGGAACCAAATCAATATACTCCTCCATTTCGTTCAGATTCGTATACTTTGCCATTACAACCAGATATCCTTTATCCCATTCTTTTACTTCTGTATATCTTTCCAGTTTTGATGATGTCGCAAAGCGGATAACCTGGTCTTTAAAAATGAATATCGTATACTGGCTGTCGCTTTTTAATATGGCACAGTTGTCTGCTGTCTTTTTCATCTGCTCCACACCTTTCGCTCAATACTTTTTCTAGGCGTTTGCGAAACGCCAAAAGCCGCATAAATACGGCATTTTTTTGTTGTTAAAATAAAATATCTCCTCAAGGTTTATGGTAAAATAGAATTGCCTAGAAACTAATTAACCAATCCACCTAAAGGAGATATACCTACATGATAACATATAAACAGCTCACTTTGGCAGAAATT